TCAGCTATATTTGCCGATATGATATAACGCTTTTTCTTCAGCGACCTGCAAGTGCTGCTGATCGTCTTCCTCGTACACATTTGGCCGCTTGTGTGATAATAAGTAAGCGAGCCGCTTCTGAAATTGAATACCTGCTTTACGCCGTTCAAACATTTCAAGCCTTTTTTCAGCAAATTCCTTTGTTACTCGGAATACCCCCGCGATTGTGGCAAGCGCCTGGCTTCTCCATTGCGGCAGTTCCATCTGCAACAGCATAAAGGTTGGCACACAGAAGTGGTACATAAATTGATTCGCCTGAAATTCCTGCAGTTCCCTGAAGAGCTTGTTCATTTGAAAATGATTGCCTGCGTGCTTTAACACGTGGCACAGTTCATGGCCAAAATCCTCCCATTGCTCTTCTCGTGATTTTCTTTGATTCAATACGATACTGTACATGCCATCGTATTTAACCATCATGCTCCCCATATCCTCAAAATGAACCCAAATATCCAGATCCTTTGCGATTTTCAGCATGTCAATGTGATGGGGGGAGGTGATGCCCAGCCGGCTGTATAAATTTTTTACGTATTCCTCCAGATGTGATAAGTAATCGCCCAATTGAATACTCCCTTTCGAACGTGTGTTCTGTTTTTAGCGAGAAAGAAAAGCCCTAATAGGACTGGAAAGTGTGTTGAAATCTTTCCCTTTTCTTAAAAAAATAAACACTTTTTTCTTTATATCGGTCTATTTTTCATATGTTTTAGAGAACAGAGAAATATTTATTTATTTTTCGGTTTCCGGTTTTTCTCTTTTTCTTTTAAATAGTTGATAAATTCAATGGCTTGCTGTTTGCTTTCTGGGGAAAAATCCTGCATATCACGGTATGCTACCTGCAAGTCGGGATCTGAGAACATATCGTCATCGGATTTTTTGTCTTTCCCTGTTAATAAGTAATCAGTCGTTACTTGAAAGTAATCAGCCAGCTTTTGGAGTGTGTCGTAATCAGGTTCGCTTCGCCCGTTTTCATAGTGGGAATATCGTGCCCGCGACACACCGATATGAGATGCGATTTCTTCCTGTGTCCTTTTCCCTCTGAGACTCTTCAATCTGCTGCCTATCATACTATGACCTCTCTTTTTTAAACTCCCTAAGTTACTAATGATTATAGATACAATCTGTATCAAAATAAAGTTATGATAAAAAAAGTATCAAAAATAACTTGATGATACAGTTTGTATCGTTTATACTTGGTAACAGTTGATACGAAAAGTATCAAAACAGATCAGGAGAGTGATATCACATGTATCCCATCCAAATTGTTTTTAGTGAAAATCCCATAGATCAGCGCCATCTCGGACAATCTGGCGGCACCATTTCGTTTACGGCATGCGGACTTCCGGTGTTCCACTTTGAAACGCAAGAACAGTTTCAAACATACATGATGTTAAAAGGAGAAGCGGCATACAATGAAAACCGATAAAAGCTATCCTTTTCCTACGTATTCAGGGTTATTGAATTCAGAACATTATGACAAAATTGGTCCGGCGCTATGGCTGTTTCTCTGGTTCATCAGCGCAACAACAAAAGAAATTAAAAAAGACGGCGTAAGCTGGGGAATCGTACTCGGTCATAAGCCGTTAAAAGCGAGAGAAATGGCGGCTGTTTTCGGGGTGAGTGAGAAAACCGTCAGAAGATGGCTGGAACTTCTCGAAACCCATGAGTACATAAAAGCTGTCCGCGCGCCATACGGACTGATGATTTCTGTAAAGCATTCCAAAAAATTCAGCTTCAGATCGGACAAAACTGCACACCGGAGCATAAAGGAACGGCCATTTTCGCCGCAGGCACCGGACACAGACGTCCGCTCAGATAAAGATAAAACAAATATAAATACTGCTGCTGATGATGCAGTGGATCACATTGCGAAGCGGTTTACACAATTACGTTCGGCTCAAGAAGGACGCACCGTGTATCCTTCCTCCAGAGATTATCAAGCCATCGCCCGTATTGTCGCCATCGGTGTTCCTGTAACACAAACAATCAAATGGCTTGAGGAATGCTTTCAAGCCTTTGAAAACCGGCGAACCGCCGCTTCAGAAACAATCAAGCCTTTCGCTACTGCTCAAAATTCATTGAAGACCGATTTTTAGCGCAGCAGGCCAAAAACAATACCGCAATTCAACATGAAGGATGGAAAGACATGACAAAACGAACAATCGAGCAAATTTTAGAGGAGCTGCGAAGAGGGAGACGTCCATTACTGGCGGACAAACCGGCCGAATCAGACGCAAGCCGGTATGATTGCCCGCGATGCAAGGATCAGGGAGGCTATCTCATCCGGCAGAACGGCCTGGAAGTCTGGACAATGTGCAGCTGCATGGCAGAACGGAAAGTGAAGCGGCTGCTCGGTGCCAGCGAGATTACTCACGCCTTCAGACAGCTGGGCTTCAGAGAATTCCGCACGCAGGGAAAGCCGCAGGCATAAAAGACGCGTTTGAATGCGCAAAAGAGTATGTGGCCGATTATGAACAAATCAAGGAGAGCCGGAAAAACAGCATTGCCCTTTTAGGACAGCCCGGATCAGGGAAAACGCACCTTTTGACCGCTGTTGCCAATGAATTAATGAGAACACGCCATGTGCCGGTCATTTATTTTCCGTTCGTGGAAGGCTTTACCGATCTAAAAAATGACTTTGACCTTTTGGAAGCGAAGCTGAGCCGGATGAAGCAGGCAGATGTACTGTTCATAGATGATCTGTTTAAACCGGTTAATGGCAAACCGCGCGCCACAGATTGGCAATTAGAGCAAATGTATTCGGTACTTAACTACCGCTACTTAAATCATAAACCAATTTTGCTTTCGAGCGAGCTGACGATTGAAACACTTGTACGGGTCGATGAAGCGCTCGGCACGAGAATCTACGAAATGTGCAGCGACTATTTAGTGATTATCAAAGGAGCAGCGTACGAGCTGAATCATAGATTGGAGGGTGTCAGATAATGTGCAAGCTTTGTCAAACAAAGAAAGTCATTGTGGAGCCTACCGAAATTGGAGCCGTTTTTCATCCATGTCCGAACTGCCGGTCCGGCACTGATTTAACGCCGGTTATTCGAAAGCTGGAGCAAATGTTGACAGCGGAAAAAGCGAGGCAGAATGTCCATGATTAAACAGCTGACTGCTCTAATTGCTTTGCTGTTTCGGGCGAAGCGAACAGAAAAAAACATTGAACAATGGTATAAGGATGACGGGAAGTGAAAGTGTTGGCAAAAACAAAACAAGCAGAGAAAAGCCCGGCGCCGTGGCGTGCTGTCCCGTGCGGGGATACGAAACCGATCTATATTTATTCAGCGTACAGTGAAGAAGAAAAAGAAAGATTCCCATATTCAAACGGCCGGCTGATCGCCGCTGTATTTGACCTCAGCTCTTATTCGCAAAGAAGCAATGCCGCTTTGATGGCGGCTGCGCCTGAACTGCTGGAAGCGTCTAAAGCAGCTCTTGATTTTCTGAAAGGGAATTCTGTTCATTCAAAGGAGCGCATTATTCAGCTATTAGAAAAAGCCAAAACAAGCGCTGCACCGGAAAGGGAGGAAAAGAAACATGATCAATCCTAAAAAACTGCTAAATATTGATTCTATCACGCTGGAGAGCCAGCTGGAGGACGGAAAAATCCGAGTGATCATTGTAGATGGCATCAAGCAAGAAGCATGGATCACAGAAGCGCCGGAGCATGGAAAAACGCTCGTCGAAACGAGAAAGGGAGACCTTGCCCGCGTGGAATTTGAAATCGGCTACAAATTAAATTAAAGCGAAAACTGAATACGTCCAAGACGGAAAGCCTGCGGACACTGATCAACTGCACAGCATTTGTGCGTTGATTGGTGTCCGTTTTTTATTGCCAAAAATGAGGAGGATCATAGAATGCAAGACTTACTTTTTGAATATAAACGCACGCTAAAACAAACAAGAACACAATATAAACCGCTCGCTGAAGCAGATGAATCCGTGCTTTCAGCTGAGGAGCTGAAGGATAAAAAGATCATTAGAAATATCATCACGGATCTTGAATATGTAACAGAATGGCTTGAAAAAGGAAGACAGCCTGGCATCAGACGGGCGATTGACCGGCGTGATGCTACCAGCGGCTGATGATCAAGGATCCGAGAATCATCGAATCATTTTCCAGCACGATGATGGTTGAGCCGGACGGACAGGTATCAGAAGAAGACAGAGAGAGAATCCAAGAAGCGTTATCCCTGTTAACGGGCAGAGAAAAAGAAATGTTTTTGCTGCATAAGGTAGAATGCTTTTCTTATGAACGAATCGCTGATCTTCTCGGTGTAAAAAAATCGACTGTGCAAACGACCATCAAACGGGCGATCGTAAAGATGCAAAGACAGCAGGAGGAAATGAATCGATCGCTTGCCTGAAAGCTTGTCATACGTTTGCCACCTATAAGTGAATAGAGCATGACACATAAGCGGCTGGCAAGAACAGCCGCTTTTATGAATAGACATCCATGCTGGAGGTGGCGGTGATGCCGTAGCATGAAAACACAACAGCGCGAACAAGCATTAGCAATCTATCAACAACATCAAGGAAAGATCACAAATCGGGCGATCGCCGACAAAATCGGCGTTTCCGCGAAAACAATCGGCATCTGGAAAAAACAAGACAAATGGAAAGAAGCCTTGTTTTCTGAAACCAGAAACGAACAAAAACAGCGCAGGATAGACAATGAGGAATTAAATGAACGCCAGCGGCTGTTTTGCCTGTATTACGTCAAAAGCTTCAATGCCACACAGTCAGCAATCAAAGCGGGCTATTCTCCGGACAGCGCCCATGTGACGGGCAGCCGGCTGTTAAAGAATGAGAAGGTCGCTGCTGAAATCAGACGCATTAAAAAAGAAATGGTCAATGAAATGTTTATTGAAGCGATGGACGTGCTGCAGGTTTATATCAAGATCGCTTTTGCGGATATTACGGACTATGTGACTTTCGGAAAAAAAGAGGTCCAGGCTGTCGGAAAATCGGGACCACTGTTTGATGAAGATGATAATCCGATTATGAAGGAAATCAGCTTTGTCGATGTCAAAGATTCCGGGCTCGTTGACGGTACCATTGTGACGGAAGCGAAGCTCGGCAAAGAAGGCATCGCCATCAAGCTTGCCGATAAAATGAAGGCGCTCGAGAAGCTGTCCTTATATTTTGATTTGTTTCCGGATCAATTGAAACAAAAAATTGAAAATGAGAAATTAAAGCTTGCCAAACAAAAAGCGGAGAAAGATGACAGCCAAGAGCCGATTGAAATCATGATCAAACGAAAAGAGGCCAAGCCATGATTGTAAAAGAAATCAACCTCATTTCGAAGATTATGTATTCAATTGGGAGCAGACGTACCAGTTTCTCGTCGGCGGCTACGGCTCATCCAAAAGCTATCATACGGCATTGAAAATCGTGTTAAAGCTGCTGAAGGAAAAACGGACGGCCCTTGTCATCCGCGAGGTGTTCGATACCCATCGGGATTCGACCTTTGCCTTGTTTCAAGAGGTGATCGAAGAGCTCGGCCTCACAAAGGCTGTGGCATCCCTTTCTTCCCCGCTGCAGCTGCGGTTTCAAAACGGCAGCCGGATCATGTTCAAAGGAATGGACAATCCGGCGAAATTGAAATCAGTTCATAATATTTCATTAATATGGATAGAAGAGTGCTCAGAAGTGAAGTATGAAGGCTTTAAGGAATTAATCGGACGTCTTCGCCACCCTGAACTGAAGCTTCATATGATCTGCACCACTAATCCCGTCGGCACCTCCAATTGGACGTACCGGCATTTTTTTCGGGATGAACGCAAAAAACGGTTTGTGCTTGATGACAGAGAACTTTACGAAAAGAGGACGATTGTTAAGGGGGATACGTATTATCATCATTCCACAGCAAATGACAACCTCTTTCTCCCGAAAAGCTATGTGAAACAGCTCGACGGGCTCAAGGTGTATGATCCTGACCTGTACCGGATTGCCCGGAAAGGGCGATTCGGCGTCAATGGGATCAGAGTGCTGCCGCAGTTCGAGGTGCTCCCGCATGGCCAAGTAAAAGAACGCATCGCAGCCATCAGCAAGCCGATATTTCGCACAGGCATGGATTTGGATTCGAGGAATCCTACAATGCCGTCGTCCGGCTCGCTGTCGACCCTGAAAAAAAATACCTCTATATTTATTGGGAGTATTATCAAAACAAAATGACAGATGACAGGACGGCTGAGGAGCTTCGTGAGTTTATTGACACACAAGAATTGATCAAAGCCGACTCTGCTGAGCCGAAAAGCATCCAATATTTCCGCCAGCAGGGGTTTCGGATGGTCGGAGCCAGAAAGTTTCCCGGCTCCAGACTTCAATACACCAAAAAGGTGAAACGATTCAAAAAGATCTTCTGTTCGGACCGCTGTGAAAATGTCATCTATGAGCTCAAGACGCTAACGTATGCTAAAGATAAAAACGGCGCGCTGATAGAGGATGAATTCACGATTGACCCGCATACGCTTTCTGCCATTTGGTATGCGCTTGATGACTATGAGGTTGCTGATATGAAAGAGACAGCACACAAACGAATCCGGCCGAACCGGGAAAGGAGAAGGTCATAAATGATGCACAATCAAACAGTCAGAGCGACTGTGTTCAAAGCCAATGCCGCCGCTCCTCAGACAAAGCAAATCTATGAAGATGACTTTTCTGAGCTGTACGGAGAGGATATTATCGCACCGCCCTACAACATCATCGAGCTCAAAACCATTGCTGAATACTCTACCATTCTTCAGCAATGCATTGATGCGTACAGAGTGAATATTACAGGTTTTGGTTTCGATGTTGAGTACACGTTTGATGTTAACGCAAGTGACGTTGATCAGACGAAAAAGAAAAGAGCGGAAAATGAATGGGCCAGACTTGAAGCCTTTTATAAATGCCTTCACTTTGACGAATCAGCCGAAATGATTTTAGGCTATGCCATCGAAGACAGAGAAAAAACAGGCAACGGTTTTATGGAAGTGCTTCGCGACGGGATGGGAAAACCGGCCGGCATTGAATATTTAGATGTGAAAAATATGCGTGTATGCGGAGCCGGTGAACCTGTTGAGGTCTCATTTGCATATGAAGAAAATGGGAAAATGAAAAGGATCAAAAGGCAAAAACGCTTCCGAAAATATGTGCAGATGATCAATGGAAAGAAAGTATTTTTCAAGGAATACGGCGATCCGCGAAAAATGGATATGCGCACTGGTGAATATGTAAACACATTAGCAGAAAAGTATCAAGCGAATGAAGCCATTCACCTCAAAATCGGAAGCGGTGTATACGGCGTGCCCCGCTGGGTCGGCAATATTGTCAACTTATACGGAGCCCGAAAAGCGGAAGAGCTCAATTTTATGTATTTTAAGCAGGGCCGTCACGTACCCGCTGCCATCACAGTGGAAAACGGGATGCTGTCGGAAACTTCTTACCGGGAGCTGCAAGAGTACATGAATGATCTTGAAGGCGTGGAAAACGCGCATAAATTTCTTCTGATTGAAGCGGAAGGAATCGCAAAAGAGAAGGATCTCCATGGAGCGAGGATATTACGCCGGTGTCAGTGGAAATCAAATCCTTGGCGGAAATTCTGCAAAACGACGCCTTGTTTCTAGAATACGATGAAAAAAGCAGAAATAAGCTGCGTTCGGCGTTCCGCCTCCCGCCGCTGTATACAGGCGAGGCTCAGGAATACAACCGGGCGACAGCTGATACCGCTAGAAAAATTACGGAAGAGCAGGTCTTTCAGCCGGAGCGAAAAACGCTCGTGAATAAACTGAACACGCTGCTTTTGCCGGAGCTGAATATTCATGACGTCAGGCTGACATTAAAAGGACCGGACTTTCGTGATCCGCTTGAGATTGCGAAAGTGCTCGGTCCTTTTATTACAGCCGGAGCAGTCTCGCCGAATGATTTACGCGACCTTGCCGGACGGGTGCTTGGAAAAACGCTGGAGGAGTGGCCTGAGGAAATTTATAAACGGCCTGCAGGACAGGATGCGGAAAAGACAAACCTGACTGCGCTCATGCAGGAGCTGAAAGAAAGCATCGAAGACATCAAAACGTCCTGAAGGGAGGTGAATCAAGCAGGTGGCGCGGGAATTAAAAAATGCCAAAATCAGCTTTGTCAGCTATGTGGACAAGGCGGCTAACCAGACAGAATTTTTCTTTACGAAGTCAGCCGGACCTCCGTCATTTGAAAAAAAGGTTCGGCTGTTTACAAAAAGTGAGCAGGATGAACAAAAGCTCGTGTACGGAATCGTGTATGAGCCTGATGTTCCTGATGCCCACGGCGATTTTATGACCGCTGAGGAAATTGAAAAAGCGGCGCACGGCTTTCTCGCGGAGGCACGGGAGATTGATATCAATCACAGCTTTGAGGGCGGAACTGGCGTCGTGGTCGAGTCATATGTGGCGCCTGATGAGTTTATGATCGGGTCAAAGCAGATTGCAAAGGGTTCGTGGGTGCTCGTGACGAGAGCGTCTGACGAGGTGTGGGAACAGATCAAGGCTGGAATTATCACCGGCTACAGCATGGCGGGCACTGCCGATGTGTATGAGGAAGAACCGGTTGAAAAGGCGGGATTTTTCAGTGTATTCAAGCAGATGCTGGCTGACAAAACAGGGAAGGAGACTGAAGAAATGAGAAAAGAAGACATGAAAGAATCATTCGAGCATGCGCTTTACCCTCTGCTCAAACGGCTTGAGCGGATTGAAAAAAACACAGACACGGAGGAAAAGCCGGAGCAGACGGGTGATGACGAGCGTCTGAAAAAGCTCGTTGAGGACATGCTCGCCCCGCTGATTGAGCGAATCGAGGCTTTGGAAAAAGCGCGAGGCGCATCTAAGCAGACAGCGGACGATGCGGGCGGCAATACAGAGCAAGTTAAAAAATCAATCTGGAGCGGACTGCTGTAAACCAGTCAAAGAGGAGGAAATCAATTGAGAAATCAAGAGATCATTCGGAAAGCGGAAATGTCGCTTTCTGCTTTAAAAAGCGGCGGGCTTATGAATCCTGCGCAAGCATCGGCTTTTATCCGCATGGTGCAAAACACGCCGACCATTTTCAGTGAATCCCGCGTGATTCAAATGGAAAATGACTCGCAAAAATTTGAGAAAATCGGATTCGGCCAGCGTATTCTGCGGGCTGCTCAAGAAGGTAAAGCACTGTCAAACGACGAGCTGACAGTTCCAACGACAAGCACTGTCCAGCTGAACACGAAAGAAGTCATTGCGGAAATCAACATTACGTATGACACACTTGAAAACAATATTGAAAAAGACGGCCTACAACAGACGATCATGCAAATTTTAGCAGAGCGCGCAGCCGTTGATATTGAAGAGCTGATTGTAAACGGCGATACAGCATCAGCTGATCCGTATCTGGCGCAGCTGGACGGCATCCGCAAACAAGCGGTGTCCCACATCGTTGACATGAACGGTGAAGAACTGTCCAGAGCGACATTCAAGAAAGGCTTAAAAGCTGTTCCGCCGAAATATTTGCGTATTCCTCAGGAATTCAGATTCTATACGTCTCACGGCTTAGAAGTTGAATGGAAGGACCGTGTGGCTGACCGCCAGACAAACCTTGGGGATCTGGCTGTTCAGGGTGGTTTATCAACAGCATTCGGCGTACCAGTTAAAGGGGTATCCAATATTCAGCCGTACACAGTCGGTGAGGGAGACGCGCAATATGACGCTTCTGATATCATTCTCACACATCCGAAAAATATCATTCTCGGCTTCTCCCGCAATATCCGAATTGAAGTCGACAAAGACATCCGCTCCCGTAAATTCATTATTGTCTTAACGGCCAAGCTGGACAGCAAGTTTGAGGAAGAGGATGCCTGCGCGAAATTAATTAACGTAAAAGAATAATAGAAACGGGGTGGTCAGCTCATGCTCATTGAACCGACTGACGTAGCCTCCTATTCGGTCTATGATCGGGTGAAAAACAGGCCGGAAGAACTGCTGGCGCAGGATATCATTGAGGCGGAAGCGGAAGCGGCTCTCATCACGGGCCACTGCTTTGAAGACAGCGTTTATGACCCGCTGCCCGACAAGGCGAAATTGGCTTTGCTGAAGCTTGCCAGTATTTTGCGCTTGTAAATAGCGATGAATCAGCCTCATCAAGCTACCAGTCTGAAAAAATGGGGGATTATTCGTACACGGTTTCCGGAGAAGGCGGCATTCAGCGGCCAGAGGTGTATCATTTGCTTGAAGAGTTTATCATACCGGGCTACGTCCCTGAATCCTCCAGACTGAAGGTGAGGTCTTTATGAGCTATCAGCAGATGCTCATTCACCGCTGCGACATTTTTCATGAAGCGGCGCAAGCGCTATCTGCAGGCCGATTCGGGATTCCGGCAGATAAGCTGCAGCCGGTGATTTCATATCCGGACACACCCGATGAACAAGATGTCCCTTGCTATTTTTCTGAAAAAACGCAGCAGCTGATCCAGGAGGAGCCGGATCAAACTGTATATCACAGCTTTCTCGTCCATTTTCCGTTGTCAGCGGACATCCGCGTGAACGATAAAATCATGTGGGAGAATCATAAATATATACTAAAGCTGCCGAAAAGGATCAGACATCATCATTGGGAAGTCATCGCGGTCAGGGATGAAAGCCTATGAAAATAGCGGGTCTGAAACAGCTAAACACGTCATTAAAAAAAGCGGCATCAGGCGGCTTTTCACGTCAGGCGTCCCGGTGGCTTGAGGAGTGCGGGCAAGATTTTCTGGAGATCGTCCAATCTGAACTCATCAGCACACAAACGATTGATACAGAAAAACTGCTCAGCTCGTTCGAGAAAGGCGCAGAAGACAATCTTTGGATTGTGCAAAGCGGCGGGCTTTCGCTTGAGGTGGGTACACAGCTTGATTACGCCTCATTTCTTAATGACGGCCATTGGACGTCAAAACAAGATGTGAGATGGGTGCCGGGGCATTTCCAAGGCTCGCGGTTTATTTATGATCCCGCGGCTTCAACGGGAATGGCGCTCAAGAGAAAATGGATCCCGGGTACGAGCTACTGATCATGCGCTGCTTTTATATGAACAGCTGTTTGAAAAATCGCTGGAAAGCAACTTGCGCCAGTGGCTGAAGAATCTGTAAAGGAGGAGCAGGATGAACAGCGAAACAGGATCGATCATGGCGTTTTTGTACAGCCGGTGGTCTGTTCCCATTTATGAACGTGAGCTGCCTGATCAGTTTCAGGTGCCGTCGTTATACGTCTCATCGCCATCTGTTTTCGAGGAAACAGATACGGTCTCCACATTTAAAAAAACCTACAGTCTCAATGTGAAGCTGTTTCATCATGACTCCGTTCAGGCGCTGGATGAAGCGGACAGGCTCGCAGATGCTATCAGAGAAGCGAGAAATATGGTTCCGCTGCTCAGTGAATCCGGTGAGAAGACGGGGGATATGGTTCGCATTACCCGAATTGAGACAAGGATAGGAGACAGGGGCGAGGCGGTCATGGTGATCAGGTGGAGCAGCCGATATTATTATCACAAAACAGAACAGCCTGTCTTACAGGATATTGACATGAACAGTGGGGTGAAATAAGCGGTGGCAAAGAACAAACAACAGAAGAAGGCTGTACATACAGAGAGCCGGGAAGCTCTTTTTGATACAGCGGATTTGATTAAGCACGCGAAGGAGTTGTTCGGCGTTAAGCCGGATATCCTTCAGGGGGCTTTATTTGGCGTGGATCAAACACGTATGACGAAATCAGAAGCCAATCAATTGATTCAAACATTTCTAACTAAGGAGGTCATGTCATCATGAATGGCGGAACATTTACAACAGGCAAAGAAAAAGAACGTGCAGGCATTTATTTTAACTTTAAAACGACAGCGCAGGAGCGGGTGTCGCTCGGTGAACGGGGGACAGTCGCACTTCCGGTCGCATCAAGCTGGGGCGAAGCGAAAACGTTCGTCTCCATTTCCAGCGTTGAGGATCTCAACAAAAAAGTGGGCCTCAGTATTGATGATCCATCTTTATTGCTTTTGCGTGAAGCAAAGAAGAATGCGAAAACGGTATTGATGTACCGTCTAACCGAAGGTGTCCGAGCGTCTGCTGATATTGCTGAAGGCGTCAAAGCCACTGCGGTATATGGCGGAACAAAAGGAAATGACATTATCATTCGTATTAATCCAAATGTGCTGGATGCTGCTTCTTTTGATGTAACAACGTATATGGATGAATCAGAGGTTGATAAACAAACTGTCAAAAAGGCTGAAGAATTAACAGCTAACGGCTATGTCACCTTTACTGGAACAGGCGATCTGTCCTCAACGATTCCGCTCACTGGATCAGAAGGAGACACTTCAGCTGAGACACTGAATGCATCTGCAGGAATCCGTTTATCCGGCGGTACGGATAAAGCTCCTGTCAACTCCGACTATACAGATTTCTTAGCCGCGGCTGAAACGGAGAACTTTGATGTGATTGTGCTGCCTGTTGCGGAAGGTGATCAGCTGAAGGCGACATTTGCTGCTTTCATTAAGCGCCTTCGCGACGGCCAAGGACAAAAAGTGCAAGGGGTCACAGCCAATTATGCCGGTGACTATGAAGGTATCATCAACGTAACAGAAGGTGTACTGCTGGAAGATGGCACGGAAGTTACGCCGGACAAAGCAACAGCTTGGGTAGCTGGAGCGAGTGCAGGAGCAACCTTTAATCAATCACTTACATTTGTAGAGTACGAAGGCGCCGTTGATGTGTTACACCGCCTTGACCACGATACGATAGTTGAACGCCTGGGCAAAGGCGAATTTTTATTCACATTTGACGCCCGCGATAAATCTGTCAGCGTAGAAAAGGACATTAACTCACTCGTTACGTTCACAGCTGAGAAAAACAAAAAATTTGCGAAAAACAAAATCGTCCGTGTCCTGGACGCTGTGAATAATGATTTAACACGCGAGCTGAAAGCCTTAATTAAATCAAGAAAAGGAAGCGGAAGCGATATTCCGGCGTCTGAAGACGGACTTCAATACGTGAAAACGATGATCACGCAATACATGACAACTCTTCAGGATGCTGGCGGCATCACTGGCTTTGATTCTGATGAAGATATTACAATTTCAATGAATGAAGACCGTGACGGTTTCTTGATTGACCTGGCTGTACAGCCTGTCGACGCAGCAGAAAAATTCTACTTTAATGTGGAGGTAAACTAATATGGCATTAAAAGCACAAAACACGATTTCAGGTAAAGAAGGACGCTTATTTCTCGATGGCGAAGAAATGGCGCATATCAAAACATTTGAAGCAAATGTGGAGAAAAACAAGTCTGAAGTAAACATTATGGGCCGCCGCATGACAGGCATAAAACAACAGGGGCAAACGGAACTGGAACAGCAACGTTTTATAAAGTCACATCAAAATTCGTGATTCTGATGATGGACTACGTCAAAAAAGGCAGTGATCCTTACTTTACGCTGCAAGCTGTGCTGGATGATAAGCCTCCGGACGAGGCACAGAGCGAGTCACGCTGTACGACGTCAACTTTGACTCTGCCAAAATCGCAAGCCTTGATGTCGATTCAGAAGCGCTAGAGGAAGAAGTTCCATTTACCTTCGAAGACTTCGACGTGCCTGAAAAACTTTCTGACACGTTTTAATCAAAGCTGAACAAGCCATACGCAGACCTTTCTCAGAAAGGTCTGTTTTTTACATGATGAAATCAATTAAAAGATAAGGGAGTTTTTTACATGAGCGAGAAGAACGAAAACGTATATGATCTTTCCTTTTTTATGCCGGGAAAAACAATTGAAGCTGAGGAAATCAAAGTGCCGATCTCAAAGCGTTTTGTTGATAAAAAAGGGAATGTCGTGCCATTTATTTTTAAAGCGATTACGACGGAGCGCATTGATGAATTGGAAAAAGAAACAACAACGTATAAAAATGTCAAAGGCAGAGGCCGTGTAAAGGATTTAGACAGCCAGCGCTTTTATGCCCGAATCGCAGTTGAATCAACCGTTTACCCTGACTTCCGTTCAAAAGATCTTCGAGAAGCTTACAAAACGGCTGACCCGGTAGAAGTTGCGAAACGTGTCCTGTCTGTAGGAGGCGAATACGCAAACTGGCTCAACAAAGCGATTGAGATTAATGGATTCGAAGATGAATTAGAAGACCTGGAAGAAGAAGCAAAAAACTAATAAAAGATGGGCATAAAGAAGCCGTGTATCTCTACTATGCGATGCACGAGCTTCACTATTCCCCATCAGATTTATTAGCGCTCTACGAAGCGCCCAGAAATTTTAAGGCACTGCTGTATGGACTGATCGGGTATAAGCTGGATCTCCTTGAAAAACAAGCAAAGAAAGGAGGGGCATCGTAATTGGCCAAGCTGACAGCAAGATTTGATATGGAAGACCGTGTAAGCAAAAAATTAAGAAAGGTACAAAATGGATTTAGAGCGCTTGAAAAATATAGAAAAATGGTGCAGCGAAAAAGCGCTATCGATATACGAAAAGATAGTAAAACTATTTTAAGAACTATTGACCGCATACAAAAATCTCTAAAGAAAAAGCTTGGTTCTCAAATGATTTCCATTTCAGCTGAGGATAACGCCAGCGCTGTCATTCAGCAGGTTCAAACTCAATTGCAAGGATTGCCGGCATCCGTATCTATTAACATCGGCGCTAGTGATCAAGCAACAGAAAGGTTTGAACGATTAAGAGAGCTCGTTGCAGGTTTTAAAGGTTTTACGATCGTGTTGAGTGCAGAAGATCAAGTTTCGCCGGCTGTGCAAAAAATACAGCGTTATATGGAAACTGCACTTAAAAATGGTTACTCTGTTACGATACGCGTGATTGATCACGTCATGAAAACAGTCGGTCGCATTTCAGCAGGTATTGATGCCTTAACAGGAAAAGACAACAAATTAGAGCTGGCTATTAATGACAAGGTGTCAGATAAGCTGGATTCATTGCAGAAAAGAATTGACAGCATGAGAAGCTCAGGTTCACCCGATAAAGCAGCCCCTTCAGCTGGAGGAAATACAGGTGATATTGCAAGCATGTTTGATCCAGAAACGATTTTGACAGCACTGGACAAATTTGCTTCATCATTCATGGAAAAAGTGGATGAAATCGCCACAAAATTCAGCCCGGAAACAATCTTGACAGAGCTGGATAAATTTACAACATCGTTCATGAATAAGGTGGATGCAATTGCGACAAAGTTCAGTCCAGAAACGATTTTGACACAGTTGGATAAGTTCACAACATCATTTATGAGCAAGGTGGATGCAATTGCGACAAAGTTCAGTCCAGAAACGATTTTGACACAGTTGGATAAGTTCACAACATCATTT